TACGACATCACCGGGCAGAGAATAAAACAGATTATAGTTAAAACAATCAAAAGGCACGATAAAAGAGTATATCAACATATTACAGCCCGGTACGCGACCGGGAGCGTAAAAGAAGCGCGGGGGTTTAAGAATAGGCTTAAATTTATAATGGACCAAGGGGAGGAATATGCTCCGCGTCATTAAAAGGAAATACTAAGTTTTACTTTGGTAAGAACAATGAAACAAAAGACAATAAACATACCCGATAAGAAAAAGAACAGAACAGGCGGGAGACCTAAAAATACTAATATAGGTAGACCATTAAAATACTTACCGGACCTGCATAATGAATTGGTTTATAACATGCGAGCAGGCCGTGGCCTTACAAAACGCAAGATCGCGAAATTACTACAAATCGGTAAAACCACCTTATATCAATGGTTTGTGGATTATCCTGCCTTTAAGGCCGCATGGACCAAAGGCGACGACGAATGGAACAATAAAAAGGTCAAGAAATCCCTACTTGTGCGCGCATTAGGCTATCGCTACACCGAGACGACGCGCGAGCCTGTGGCCACGTTAGACAAGGATGGGCAGGCTGTAAACACCCTGGAAATTGTCAAAACGGTTCGAAAACATGTTATTCCAGATGTTGGAGCCATTAAGCATTGGCAAGTGAACCGCGACCCTGAAAACTGGTCAGATAAACAACGTCGTGAAATTACTGGAAAAGATGGCGGCCCAGTGGCCCTTGTGGCCTTCCCGGATAAGCCTTTGAGCCTGGCAGAATGGGAAAAACAGATGGAAGAGGCAGACGAAAAGCGGGAGAACCCGGAGGAACCCAAAAAGTTAAGTGGTGGAAATGATGAGGGAAAATGCTATGCTGCCACCGGCGGGAGACCAATAAAAGATGAGTGACCCCAAAATAACACATTGCCATCATTGTAGTTGCGAGATGTCAACGTCTGAATATGTTTGTTTTAATCCTGTTGATGACGGGAGTGGATACTGCTCCCTGGAGTGCAGAGTTGCGGCTGTAAGTGTCAGAAAGATTAACAAGAAGATTGATGAACTTGTTTCGCTTCTTATTATAAAGGGAGCAATATAAATGCCATATTGGGCACCGCAACCAGGACCACAAGCGCTTGCGGCTACGTGCCCGGCGGATATTACCTTCTTTGGAGGATCACGTGGCGGCGGTAAATCAGACTGTCTAATTGGTAGGCACCTCAGAGGCGTTGAACTATATGGCAGCCATTGGAACGGCCTAATCATTCGCAAGAAGTACAAGGACTTCGCTGAACTACGCAGGCGGTGGGACGAGCTGATTATATCAGGCCTACCAGCCGAGCGCGTAGGCGGTGACCAACAGACCAACTACATCAGGTTCAAAGAGCAAGGCGCATCCATCACCATGGCAGCCATTAACCAAGTACAACAGGTCGATGACTTCATAGGCCACCAGTACCCAGAGATAAGCATCGATGAGGCTACGACGTTTTCGTTTTTCACTCGCATGATCGATAAGCTGCGGGGTTCTAACCGCTCGCCGCACGGGGTACCATGCCATATGTTCGCCACTGGCAACCCAGGAGGACCCGGACACATCGAGGTAAAGGATTTTTTTCAACTTGGGACCGATGGTGTTGAGCCAAAGACGATTCTGAGGTTTAAGTTGCCATTAGGGCTTGAAGAGACCCGTATCTTCATTCCTTCTTTTTTGAAGGACAACAAGATTTTATATGATGCCGATCCAAAGTATGTAGCCCGTCTTCTTTCTATTAAGGACCCGGCTCTCAAAAGGGCGTGGATTGATGGTGACTGGGACGTTTATATAGGGCAGGCTTTTAATTTTTCAAAAACTTACCATGTAATAGAGCCTTTTGAGATTCCCGAACATGCGATAATTTACATGACAATGGACTGGGGTTTTGGGGCGCCGTTTTCGATTGGATGGTGGTGGGTTGACGCGGATAACCGAGTATATCGATTTAATGAGTGGTATGGATGGGATGGAACTCCGAACCAAGGTCTTAGGTTGGAGGATTCTGATATTGCTGATGGTATTATTCGGAAAGAGAAGGAGATGGGAATTGATGGTCGGCAGATCATGCGAATTTCGGGATCTGACTGCTTCAATAAGAAACCTGATTATCGAGGAGGCGGGCAGGGACCCAGTACTGCGGAGGTTTTTAGAAATTTCGGGGTGGCTAATGGGTATAAAGGCGGGCTGGTTTTACGACCCGCGGATGAAAAGAGAACTCTGAAGATAAGGCAGTTTAGGGAGAGGCTCAAGGTCCCAAAAAATAAAAAAGAAATGCCGATGATGATGATCTTCAGTAATTGTAAGCAATTCATCAGGACAATTCCGGCTCTGTGTATCGATGAAGACAACCCGGAATATATCGATACGGATATGGAGTGCCACGTATTTGACGAATCGTGTCATATTTGTATGGCCAGACCGTTAAGTATCGACCTGTCCAAAATAGAAGCGGCTGATAAAAAGCGTGAAAAAAAGGCTAAACGAGCACGTTTGGATGCCGCAAGCCAGGCCGCATGGGGCGAAGTTGATGATATGCTCGAGCAAATAGAGGAGGCTCAGGAATGGTAGAGGAGGCGAAAATGGGCGATAAAACTTACAAAGAGCTTGTTGTTAGATTTAATGAGGAATTGGCGAAAATAGAATTTAGCCATCTTGAAATGCTTGGTTTCAAGGAAGATCCAACGATTGCCGTCAGGTATGGGATTGCCGTAGGTTACAAAATGGGCGTGGCGGATGCGAGAAAATTAATTGATAAAAAAAGAAATCAACCACATCCTTTAGGAAAGGAGGAATAGCATGGAATTAAATTCAATTATTACGGGAGGAATATGTGTTTTTCTTCTCATAATGAATATTGTTGAAAAGGTGCAAAATTCTAAAAGGGAAAAAGAACTTATGGACCGGGTAATGGCGAGCTCTCTTGACGATTATGCTCTTAATAAAGTCAGGATGTCAACAGAAAAGCCCAGCTATATTGGCAAAATTGACGAGGAAGAGGATGAAGTGCTCATCCCGGTGGACTGATGAAAATATATTTTTTTGACATAGCTTTTTCTTGCAGGACGGTAATCGTGGTTGCAAAAAACGAACCTGAAGCCAGGGAGCTTTTAAAAAAGGCCGGAGTCCCTGGAGGGAATATTAACATTGTTGCGGAGATAGAAATTCCAAAACTCCCGGCAATCGTATATAATGGAAATGTTCACAGCGGAAAAAAGTGAGAGGATATTATGAATTTGCGACAGGCTAAAAGCTTTAATAAATTTTACAAAACAAAAAAGCGCTTCGTAGCTGCAAGGGGTGAATGGACAGGTGCGCCTGAAATGGGGTTAAAATCATTCCAGTTAAGGAAAAAGGCCAAAAAGGCAGGAATGACCATGGATCAATTCCGCGGCATCGCCAGCAAGCGCAGGAACGAAGTGGCGAAAAAAAAGAAGAAAAAGACATATTATTCGGGCTGGGTGGGCTCCGGAAGGGGTCGGCACTACAAAGGTAGCGCAAGTCATAATGCTTTCAGACGCGGAAGCAGATGAATAGTAAAAAAGCTAAAAAACTTCGAAAAAAAATTGCCCAAGAAGCAAAATCACAGGCTTTACATTATGGCCGGATGAAAAACGGCCAAGTTGTTTGCCTGGGTAGCAAGGCTCTATATAAACGTGCGAAGAAGGAGAAGGGATGAGCATGAGCGATGCAGATGTTCAGCCTGCGGGAAAATGGTAAAAATAAAATGAAGAAATATGCCAGCATTATAGCCGTTATTGTTTCCTTGGTTGTGATTTTTAGCGCAGGTCTTGGAGCCATGTCTTATTTTGCCAAAGCCTCAGAGGTATTCGAGCTTAAACTGGTGATGAATTATGGCTTTTTAGAGATACGAGCAAAAGCGCTGCAGGAAAGAATGTGGGATCTTGAAAAACAGTATGGTATTGCTAAAGCCAAATGGCCTGAGCGTGTCAGGATCGAGTATATAAAACTCCAACAGGAACGAGAGGTAATATTAAGAAAGTTGGATATAATTTATGCTGAACAGCAAAAGAAGGGTAAGGGATAACAATGAAAGCCTGTTTGCTTTGCATAATTCTGATATTTTCCTGGTCTGCAGCTTCCAGCCAGGATTATTTCACAAAAAGAAAAGTTAGAGAATTTAACAGCCTGTATCATCCGGAAAGGAATTGTCGCTACGTGCGGCCATTAGTACGCTACAGATACCCCGTTATCATTATTATAGAAGAAGAACACGTGGAAACAAAAAAAGAAAGGCGAAATCGAGAATGGAGGGCAAGGCCGTTTAGTCGGCGAAAGACTCAAGAAGAACCGGCCCAGCAAGACAATATTAAAGAGGAGTGAAGAATGGCAACGAAAAGACTTCGAGACATAAAGGAAAAATTAAAGATGCTCCGAAGTGAGCGGTTCAACCGTGGGCGGAAATCATCCAGAGACCAAGATGTAGCTAAAATATTAGAAGCAAATAAAAACAAAACCTTTGTTCAGCGAATATTACATAAAGATAAATACCCAACATTAAAGAATGAAGACGGCTCCTCATCGACGCACAGTATGGCATGGAGCGAAGTTGACGGAAAATATATCGTATATCCGACGGTGCTTTATGGTGGTGGAGATAAAATGAAGCGCTTTGGTGACAAAGAGGCGGTTCCGTTGGCAATGGAGTCGGGGAACTATATAGAATTTGATAACCCCGAACAGGCTGATTGGTTTTCAAGGGAATATAAAAGTTATTGGCAAAAATAATGGTTGAAAAAATTTAAGGGGTAAGCATGAATAAAAAAACAGCTCCAACAGACAAACTTGAAGAAGACTATGTGGTCAAGGCCGTTGACGACCTCTTTGATAACGACAAAGATATCACTACCCGGATGATGCACAGGCTCGTGTTCAGAAACATCCTGTACTATCTGGGTGAGCAATGGATGAACTGGGCCCCTCATAGCAACGTGTTCAGACGAGACCACAAGAAGAATCCACTTCCGACTCCCGTATCGAACATCATCAGGGATTATGTAAGGTCCATGAAAGCCTTGATTTTAAATAAAGATTTCAAGGTTTCAATCTGGCCGAACAGTGAAGACATTGACGACGCCGTAGCGGCCAAGCTCGGAGAGGCGCTTCTTGAAGATTTAGAAGCTGCCAACGACGAAGAGTTTCTGGACGAAAAAGAAAAAGCCGCGATGTGGACCGTCTTGGCCGGGACCACGTTTATGAGGACTTTCCCAATGCTTGATCGGGGAGAATGGTATATCGACGCCAATGGAGATATGGTTAAAACTGGCGAGGTGGTTTGCGAAAGTGTCTCCCTATTTAGCGTAGCTGTTGATAATTTAGGGGACAAATTGAAGGCAAAAAGGTGGGTTGGAATCCAATCCGTTAAGCCGATAGAGTGGGTTGAAGACACCTTTAAGGTAAAATTGGCTACTGACGAACAGGACAAGGCCGTAAATTATCAAAAAAGATTAATGAAAATGGTTGCAAACGTGTCACCATGGAAAGGAGCCGGGCTTGAATCGCTATCAGACATTAACGATGATGATACGGTTATTTTTAAAGAAGTCGAATATAAACCCGATCCGCAATATCCAAATGGCCGATATGTTGCTACGTCTTGCGGAACAATGTTGTTTGCACACGACAAAATGCCAATACCGGTTAAAAAGGGAAAATGGGAATATACCCTAACGGATTTCCATTACTATTATGCTCCGGGTCGGTTTTGGTCAGATGCCGGGGTGAACGATCTAATAAGCCCGCAAAATACGATCAACCAAATTGATCAGGCTCTCGAAATCAATCGGAAGTCTCTTGGGAGAAACATGGTCGCCCTTGGATCTGACGTTGAGTTGACACGACTTACCAAATACGGCGAACACCTGCTTGTCTTAAAGTACGATACTCTTCTAAGTGGTGGGGCAAAGCCTGAATTTAAACAGGGAATCCCGCTTCCAAGTCAAGTTCTTGACGAAAGAAATATACACAGGCAGGTTGCACAGGAGGCTGCCGGAGACCCTAAGAATGTATTAAGAGGCCAATCTCCGAGCTCTCAGGCGTCCGGCGTTATGGTCGATACGTTGAGAGAAGCTGCAGAACAGGGGCACTATCCGGATATCTTGAGGTTTTACAGGGCCTTAAAGAGAGTTAAGCGAAAACAATTGATTATTGCGAGAGAATTATATACCGAAGATCGAGTTATCAAGATAGCTGGGAAGGGCAAAAAACCGGAAATAAAGATATTTAACAGAGCAAAGCTAAGAGACAATACCGACGTAAGGCTTGAGCTGAGCTCTGGGATGTCCTCCACAAAAACCGGGCAGGTTCAAATGTTCCTTAAGCTAATAGAAGCCGGGTTCTTTTCGAACGAGGCTAATATGGAGCCGGAATTCAGGGAAGACTTATTGCGCCGAATGGGTCTTTCGGGCTTTACCGACAAAACAAATACCCACGTTTTAAGAGCTCAGGGCGAGAATACGCTGATCGCGCGCGCAGAGGAAGAAAAAGATTACAGCGTGGTAAAGATCCGAGGCGCAGACCAAGACCTTGAGATTCCATTTATTCCGGACATCTTCTTAACCATGAACGATCCATCCGCAACTCCCGAAATTCCAAAAGAACCGATTGTCCTAAGCGAAGATCTGAAATTCAAATATGACAATCACCATATCCACTATGACGTTCATAGCGAATATATCTTAAGCTCTGAGTTTAAAGAGATGAGCGAAAGCGGCCAATATATACTTATAGGGCATACCGACATCCATAAAACGATAATGGAAATGCAGATGCAGCAAGAGATGGAAAGGCGGGCAGAGATGGAGGGCGAAGGAGGTAAACAGCAAGGTTAAAGTGATACTTTAAAAAACTATTGACAACACTGTGGATTTATGCAATATGACAGACATTAAACGTAAAAATGTAAAACTTTGTTACTCAGAACAGTTATATAACATATTCACATGATGACTATGCTATATGACGAATGGAGAAAATTATGAGCGATGAAATAAAAGACGGCACGACAGAAGTTATTAAAGACCCACCTGATGATGGTGAAAAAGCTGGTGAAAAAACTGGTGAAAAAACCGGAGAGAAAACCGGGGAAAAAACTGGTGAAAAAACCGAAAAGACACCATTGCCAGATGAGGACAGCAAAGAGCAGGCAGTGCAGAATGTTTTGGACGAATACGGCATTGATTCACCAGAACAACTCGAAGACTTTTTAAAAAACCTGTCTGAGATCAAGGACCGAGTAGGGGATGAGGATCTTGAGGAGCTGAAGAGAAATTCAGCCACACTTGAGAAATATCGAAAACATTGGGCGAAAGAGGAAAAGGAGAAGCAAAAAGACGGCGAGACTCCCGAAGAAACCATTGCCAGGCTGGAAAAAGAAAATAAAAAAAAGGATAAGGCAATTGATGAAGAGCAAACAAGGCAGAAAGAGGCAGAAGTGTCTCAACGCCTGCTGAAGAATTTTAATTCCACCGTAACATCAGCCGTTGAAGCTAACAAGGATGTTCCGACGGAATCCCGTAAATTCTTATCTGAATTCTTGGGAGTAAATAATGAAATTAACGAAGTTGGCTTGGACGATACAGCCGGAGTAAAAAGGATAGCAAAGGCCGCAGCCAAAAAGTTACTCAAGCACGACCAGGATGTGATCAAAAGTTATCTAAAAGGCAAAACCGCCACGCCGCCAATGTCGCCTGCAGACGAAACCTCCTCTGGTGAGCCCGAAAAAATAACCAAGAAAAATCTAAAGGCTGTTATGACGGAAAGGCTTCAAGGCTTTCTCAAAAAATAGCCTGGGAGGATAAAATGGCTATAGACTATATAGACTTAACGGCGATAGACGACACTTTAAAGTACGTCTACGGCAACCTGATCGAAAACCAGTTTCCTGACGAAGTAACCACTTACAACCTGTTCCCAAAATCGGACAGAAATCCCAAAGGCTTGGGGTATGAGTTCGGTATAAGGTATGCAAGAGGCCAGGGCGTCGGTGGTGCAGCGGAATCAGGAAGGCTGCCCGATCCGGTTGTTGGCAAGTTTGACAAAGGGCGGATTACCCCAGCTTATCTTTATGGTTCGATCCGATTGACTGGACCTGCAATTTACGCAGCCAGAGGTGATGTGGCGGCGTTTGTTGACAGTTTGGCAGATGCGGTTGACGATATTTACCAGAGTATACTCGTTGACCTCAACAGAATGTCTTGTGGCGACAGTCATGGTAAGCTGGCAACCCTGTCGGCTACCTCTGATACCACAGGGACTGGCGATGTCAACGATACGTTTACCGGTACTTTCGACGACAAACTCGGAGTTTCGAGATGTATTCCGGGCATGATTGTCGATTTTGACGAGGCGGGCACCGTGGACGTTTCCAGCGCTGGGAGTCGTATTTTAAGTATCGATCCGGCAACCAACATCATCACTTTTGAAGGTAATCCAGGGACGTATAACGCAAACCATCCGCTTGGTTCCGCATATCAGGGCAACCAGGCCGAGGCTACCATTGCCAGCGGTGCAGTTATGGTTCGGATAGGTGCGAGAGCAGCTACATGGACTACCGCTTCAACTCCGGTTGAAATGATGGGTCTTGAGGGTATCTATGACGACGATACCTTGCTTGCATCGTTCGAAAATATCGATTCAGGTTCTTTTCCTGAATGGCAGGGTAATATTCTCGGCAACTCAAGCGTTGATAGACCACTGACTCTGAATCTCATGCTTCAGTGTCTTGATCTCACCAGAACCAAATCCGGCCAGAAAGTAAATATAATCAGGACAGGTCTTGGTCAGCGTAGAACTTATGCTAACCTCCTTGTTCCTGATGTTCGTTTTGCGCCCACCAAGTTAGAGGGTGGATACGAAACACTTTCATTTCAGGGTGGCGACGGTTCCGTGAAGATGATAATCGACCCGGCAGTAACCCCAGGAAAAATTTTCTTTGAGCCAAAAGGCGCTATCAAGAAGTACGAAATGGCCCCGCTTGGCTGGGGAAATATCGATCCAGGTATGCACCAGAGAGCAGGGTACGACGAGTATGACAGGTTTCTCAGGATTTTCACACAGTTGGGTACAGAGCAGAGAAATTGCTTAACATGCCTGACGGATCTTGTAGAGCCCTCACTGTATACATAAAGTATGCTGAATGATTAACCAATCCCCTGGGGAAACTCAGGGGATTCTCTTAGTATCCGAGAAATCGGGGTAAACTATTTAAAGGGAGAATGGAAAAATGATTAAAAATAGAAATATAGATCCAGCCGCGGCTATTGCCCTTAGCAAAATCCAAGGAATGGGAGCAGAGGGTCCGCTTATCGGCGAAACTCATTACGTTGCAAAAGCAGGAATCCAGCCGAGAACGTGGCTTGAGAGTAGAATCCCATCGGAAACTCTCCACAAGACTCTCGATGCTGCACTTGCTTCTTGTGTGGCAAGCAGGGGAGATACGATTTTCATTACCCCCTACCATACCGAGACCATTACAGGGGCCGGGGGCATTACGCTTGACAAGGCGGGCGTTTCAATCAAGGGCTTAGGCCGGTACGATTCAAGACCGGCTTTTTTAATGGATGGGGCAGCCGTTTCCATGCTGGTCACAGCGGCAAACATGAGCATGGAAGGTTGCGTCTTCAATGCTGGACACGTAGACCTTGCCTATTTCGCTCTTGTTACCGGCAAAGGCTTTCATTTCTTAAACAACTTTGTTGGCCAAAATGCTGTTGACGAGCACTTCGTAATCGGCATTTCAGCGGGAGCCGCCGACAATGATCACGATGGACTGGTAGTTGCCGGGAATAACTTTTACAGCATAGATGTAGCAAATACCGGCTGTGTTGTTTTAAACAAGAACAACCTTGACGTCAGGATCATGGGGAATACCATAACGGGCGACTACGGAACGACACCGTTTGCACCTATCCTAATGCCTGATAATGAAATTCCTCTTAATCTTGAGATTGCTTATAACGTAATCCACAACTTGCACGACCAAGACGCGGTTGTTGGTATTTCGGTGCTTGAGGCAGTCGGAACCGGAACAATGCACCATAATGTATGTTATGCGCTCGATGTTGCCGGTGCTACTCCGTTTCTTGCAGGAGCAACAGGAATTGCTTGTTTTGAAAACTATTACAGCTTTGAAGCCTCAACCTCTGGCTACATAATGCCTACTATGGGTACAGCAGCATAGCAAGGAGTTTCATGTATCAACC